AATGTACCTAAACCAAAGAAAGGTGCTTTAGGTGTTCCTTCCACCAATAAAGCTAAAGGTGTGTTTAAGTCTCCTGGTTTTAATGTACCTAAATCTAAGATTGGTCCTTTGGGTGTTGCTTCCACTAATAAAGGACGCGGTGTCACTAATAAGAAAAAAGGGAAAAAATAAATGGCAGCAAAAAACCGATATGATGTTCTCCAAAGTGACCGCCAACAATTTCTAGATAAAGCATGGGAAGCTTCACAACTTACACTTCCATATCTCATCCGTCGTGATGATGAATACACAAAAGGAGCAGTGGTATTAAAGACACCCTGGCAATCAGTTGGTGCTAAAGGAGTAGTTACCTTGGCATCTAAACTGATGCTTGCTTTGCTACCTCCTCAAACTACCTTCTTTAAATTACAGGTAGATGAAACTGGTATTCCTCCAGGGCTCTTTCAACAGAACCCTAGTGTTAAGACAGAGATGGATACATCCTTTGCAAAGATTGAGCGTACGATCATGGAATCAATTGCAGCATCCGATGATCGAGTCGTAGTACACCAAGCGTTAAAGCACTTGGTTGTAGCGGGTAATGCTCTGGTCTTTATGAATAAGGAACAGCTGAAGCTCTATCCCCTTAATCGCTATGTCGTAGAACGAGATGGTAACGGTAATGTTGTAGAGATCATCACACGTGAGACAGTCAGTAAGAAATTAGTCGAAAAATTTCTACCTGAAAAAACTTACCAGCAAACTGCTAATGATAATGAAACCAATCCTGGTGAGTGTGATATCTATACTCACATCAAACGTGATAACAATCGTGTCACATGGCATCAGGAAATCTACGGTAAGATAATCCCTAGTAGTTATGGTAAGGCTCCACTAAATAAAAACCCATGGCTCCCACTACGTTTTAATTATGTAGATGGTGAAGCCTATGGTAGAGGAAGGGTAGAAGAATTCATGGGTGATCTTAAGTCACTCGAATCTTTATCCCAAGCACTCGTAGAAGGCTCAGCTGCTGCAGCTAAGGTTGTATTTGTTGTATCCCCTTCTAGTACTACTAAGCCAGCAACTCTGGCGGCAGCTGGTAACGGTGCCATCGTTCAGGGTAGACCTGATGATATTGGTGTCGTACAAGTTGGTAAGACCGCTGACTTCCGCACTGCATTTGAACAATCACAAGTCTTTCAAAAGAGATTAAGTGAAGCGTTCCTTGTTATGAATGTTCGTGACTCTGAACGTACAACTGCAGAGGAAGTACGAATGACTCAGCAGGAATTAGAATCACAACTTGGTGGACTATTTAGTCTGCTTACTGTTGAGTTTCTTGTACCTTACTTGAGTCGTAAACTTGACATGCTACAAAAATCACGGGCTATACCAAAGCTACCAACAGATTTAGTTAAGCCAACGATTGTTGCTGGTATTAATGCTCTTGGTCGTGGTGCTGATCGTGAAAGCTTGACTGAGTTTCTTCAGACAATATCTCAAACAATGGGACCTGAAGCATTACAAACCTATATCAATCCAGATGAAGTCATTCGACGTCTAGCTGGATCAATGGGTATTGATCAACTCGGTCTAGTTAAAGGTATGGATCAAGTCAAAGGTGAGCAGCAGGAACAGATGCAGCAGCAAGCATCAATGGATCAAGACCTTGCACTCACCAAACAAGCATCTCAATTCCAAGCTAATAATCCTAATGACCCAAGCCAAACCGGTACGCCCCCCGAAGAAGGCGCAGCCCCGCTCCCCCCGCAAGCCAGTGGAGAAGGCGGAGCACCTCCAACCCTTGGAGGACCCGAAGGTTAAAGACCTTTCAGTTAAAGATCGGAGGTACCTCTCCAATCAAACAAACAAATATCAAAGAAAACCCAAGGTAGGTACACCAACCCTCGGACGTGAAACTGCTTACGTAACTGAGGTTGGTCTTGGAAACCTCCGCTCTGAAACAGCATATGACAACACTGACGTATCAACCTGATCAAGGTCAACCTGAATTCTCTGAAGACGAACTTAATTCTATTGAAGTAGGTAATCAACTAGAGAAAGAACAACAACAGCTACTTGCTGGGAAGTATGAATCAGCCGAACAACTAGAACAAGCTTACTTAGAACTACAACAGAAGTTTGGATCAAACCAAGAAGAGCAACCAACTACTGACGAATCTCCTGAAGAACAAGTAGAAGATGCTGATATTGATTTGATGGAAGCATTGTGGCAACAGTCACAGTCAGAATACGATGAAGATACACTTGAATCTTTAAGGAATTCTGACCCTGCTGATATTGCTCAAGCTTATCTAGATTATCGAGCTGAGAATCAACAGCATGAATTGACACCTGAAGAGACAAGCAATCTTTATGATGTTGTTGGTGGTGAAGAACAATATACCAACATGCTTAGATGGGCTTCAGAAAACTGTGATGAACAGACCATCGAAATGTATGACACTGTGATGGGGAAGGGCGACATTGAGTCATGCTTCTTTGCTGTTCAAGCAATGGCTTTCCGTATGGCAGAGATGGAGGGATGGCAGCCTGATGATTTCATCTCAGGTCGTACACCAATACAGACTGCTGATGTATTCCGTAGCCAAGCTGAAGTTGTTCAAGCCATGAGTGACCCTAGGTATGATGTTGATCCTGCTTATCGACAGGACATCATGAATAAATTAGAACGTTCCGATGACTTAATGTACTAATGGAAAACACAACTCCTAAATATTTGAAACCAAAGAAGAAAAAGAAAGGTAAGGATTCAATGAGTGGCTTTAATAAATTTGCTGCAGGTGGTGGTCTTGGTTTGGCTGGACTCCTTATTTCTTCGGTCATGAATAATGACAAAAAAAAGTAAGGCTACAAAGCAACGCTTAGATCCTTCCTGTTGGAAGGGCTACAAGAAATCAGGTACCAAAGTAAAAAGTGGTACCCGAGTTAATAACTGTGTAAAAATTAAGAAATGACCACCATCATTGAAGAACGCGGACGTGTAAACATGTTCGCCAAAGAACCACCTATGGAAGTTATGAACGTCACTGAAAACCACAACGAAAAAGCTGAGAAGTTGAATGGACGCCTTGCAATGCTTGGTGTTATTGCAGCTCTCGGTTCATATGCAATCACTGGACAACTCATTCCTGGTATTTGGTAATGTACAAGAAGGGACACAAAGCTCCTAAAGGAAAGAAGAAGGCTAAGTTGATGGCAGCAATTGGTAATCCAATTCTACCCAATAAGTCCATGACAATTAAATCACATACACCAAACTCTAATTATGTATAACGACACAGGTAGAAACAGACGAAATACGATTAGAGGTATTGCCAAAGGATTGAAAGTTGCTAAAGCAATTACTAATTCATTAGGCACCTCTCCTACTGAAACACCTGAAGTTGATACTAAGCATGAAAGTGCATTTAATCCTGGTACAACGGAAGATGTAGTAACTGATAAAGACGGCAAAGTATTACTACAAAAAAAGAAAAAGCCAACATCTTACTAAACAAACACTCTATTATTTAAAATGAAAACTCTTATTATCGCTTCACTCCTACTTGGCGCTGCTGGTGCCGCACAAGCTGGACCCTTTGTAAACGTAGAATCTAATTCTGGATTTGTTGGATCTGAGTACGGCGGTACTGTTATTGATAACCACATTGGATACGAAGGTAACAACTGGTATATCCAAGGTGGTCCTGCGGTAGTCCTTAGTGATGGAGCAGACGCTGAACTGCAATTCTCAGGTAAGGTCGGTGGTAGTGCACCTCTTAGTGAGCGCCTAGCTCTCTATGGAGAAGTGTCAGTACTAACCGCTGAAGCAGATAATTCTTATGGTACTAAAGCAGGTTTGAAGTACACCTTCTAAGCTAAATAGATTCGTGTGGAAGGTGCAATTCCTTCCTTAGCTCTAGACAGCCAAGTCTTTAAAATGGTCTTACTTAATTATACATACCCAACCATGAACTATTACTTAAATGACCGCTGTACTTTCAAGACCACAAAAACTAAATAACTGGCAGTCCTTCTGCGAGTGGGTGACGTCCACTAATAACCGTCTATACATTGGCTGGTTTGGAGTTCTGATGATTCCAACATTACTAGCAGCAACCATTTGTTTCATCCTGGCTTTCGTGGCCGCACCACCCGTAGATATTGATGGCATACGTGAACCAGTTGCTGGATCGCTCCTTTATGGAAATAACATTATATCGGGAGCAGTTGTCCCGTCTTCAAACGCAATCGGCTTGCACTTCTATCCCATCTGGGAAGCAGCAAGTCTCGATGAATGGCTCTACAACGGAGGACCGTTCCAACTCATTGTCTTCCACTTCTTGCTCGGTATTTACTCTTACATGGGACGCGAATGGGAACTTAGCTACCGGCTAGGTATGCGTCCCTGGATCTTCGTTGCTTACTCAGCTCCGGTAGCTGCTGCAACAGCTGTCTTCTTGGTATACCCCTTTGGACAAGGTTCATTCTCTGATGCAATGCCACTTGGAATCTCAGGAACATTTAATTACATGTTTGTATTCCAGGCTGAGCATAATATACTTATGCATCCTTTTCATATGCTTGGTGTTGCCGGTGTATTTGGCGGAAGCCTTTTCTCGGCAATGCATGGGTCTCTTGTCACAAGCTCCTTGGTTAGAGAGACTACTGAAACTGTCTCCCAGAACCAAGGTTATAAGTTTGGACAAGAGGAAGAAACGTACAACATCGTAGCCGCCCATGGTTACTTTGGTCGATTGATTTTTCAATATGCATCGTTTAATAACTCACGTTCGCTTCACTTTTTCCTGGCTGCTTGGCCTGTGGTTGGGATTTGGTTTACTAGCCTTGGTGTTAGCACTATGGCTTTCAACCTTAACGGATTCAACTTTAATCAATCCATTGTCGATTCTCGGGATCATGTCATTCCTACTTGGTCTGATGTTCTCAATCGAGCAGGACTTGGAATGGAAGTAATGCATGAGCGTAATGCTCATAACTTTCCACTTGATTTGGCTACTTACAAAACTCCTACTATCGGATAATTATTATGGGACTTGCTTACAATCCTAAGAACCGTGCTAATGATTTTCAAGTCCAGTATGTTGTAAAAACAACTGGCGACCAATGGTTCCCAGTAACTACTGGTTATGGTGATAACCCTAGCTCTGGTACATCAGCTCAACGTGTCGTTCAAAACGATATCCTTGCTGGTGATACTGCAGATGGAACACCAGCTGCTGCTGAATTGGTAGCTAGCTAATTTAAAAAGTCCGTTCATCCTTCGGGACGCATGACATGAGGTGACATGGAACGGGGTCCCTCAATTCTCTAAGGAGGATACTATGCCAAACGTTGAAGTTCGTCAGCGTGTGCGTGAACAAGCCCAAGCTCTTAAAGAGCAGAAGCTTGTGTATCGCGGGGTGGCTTACCTTAAAAGCCGCTAAGTAGTTCTGTAATTGGGAGGTGCAAATCCTCCCTTAGCAATTGGTTAGAGCCCGTACGCGGACACCTCTAGCCGTCTAGACGGTGGGATAGACCACACATAATTGAATATCTTTGACGTCAAAGAGGAAGTAAACTAAACCTCTTATTAAATATAATGGCTAATACCATTCTTACTCCACAGGGTTCTATTAACTCAAACCCTTCGACGATTGGTCTCACCCAAGGTGGGTCTAATTATGATGCCAAGTACGCAACTTATCTGAAACTATTTTCAGGTGAGATGTTCAAAGCTTATGAATCAGCCTGTATCGCTAAAGGTACTGTACAAAATCGTACTCTCCGTAATGGTAAGTCGATGCAGTTCATCTTTACTGGTCGTATGGATGCTGCTTACCACACCCCTGGAACTCCGATTCTTGGTAGTGGTGATCCTCCAGTGGCTGAAAAGACCATCATCATGGATGACCTGCTGATTAGTTCAGCGTTTATTTATGATCTCGACGAGACCCTTGCTCACTATTCACTAAGGTCTGAGATCTCCAAGAAAATTGGACACGCTCTTGCCGAAGCATATGACAAGAAAGTCTTCCGTACCATTGCACTTGCTGCACGTGAAGCACATCCTGTGACTGCTGCTCCTGGCCCTGAGCCCGGTGGTTCTATCATCAACATTGGTGCTAACAACCAGTACAATGCACAGTCCTTGGTTGACGCCTTCTTCGAAGCTGCTTCAATTTTGGACGAAAAAAATATCCCCCGTGATGGCAGAACGGCTGTATTGTCACCACGACAATATTACGCACTCGTATCGCAAGTCGATTCAAATATTCTCAACCGAGATTTTGGAGCCTCACAAGGTAACTTGAACTCAGGTGATGGCCTATATGAGATCGCTGGTATTTCTATCAAACGTTCTAACAACCTCCCATTCATGGTGACTGGCTCCAACTCTGGATCCATCGCTCGTGTTAATGGTGAGAACAATGACTACTCCGGTGACTTCCGTACATCCTGTGGACTTATCTACATGAAGGATGCTGCTGCTGTTGTCGAAGGTATTGGTCCTTCTGTTCAAACCACAGGTTCGGACGTTAAGACCATGTACCAGGGTGACATTATTGTTGGTCGCTTGGCTATGGGTGCAGGTACTCTGAACCCTGCATGTGCTATTGAATTGCGTGCAGCTTGATAGGAGACTTATAGATGTCTCTTATTCCTGGTGTGCAACGCAAGGATACTTGCACAAATAACATGGGTACTGTTGGTTCAGTAACCATGAACCCTCCTACTCCCCTTGAGTATGGTCGTGTTTCAGGAGCTAGTGCTTCTGGATCAGGATCGATCGTAGCTTGTTGGGGTGGTGCAGGAGCTAACGATACTGATACTGAGGCTTAAATTAAATGGCTAACCCTACAACTGCTGTTGGCGGTAATGGTGTGTCTGGTGCAACCGCTGGTGTTTCCGGTGGTTCAACTGCTCATCGTGCGTCAGTAGCTAAGACAGCTAAGGGATACGGTTCTTCCGTCTCTGCTTCGACTGTCTACAGCGAGACTCCTAATCTTCGTTTCGCTTACCATCAATCTGAATGTGACGCTCCTGCTAAGGATCGTAGCTAATAACAAGGGGGCCTTCGGGTCCCTTTTTTTTAATCCTTATTGAGAACAATAATCAATGACAAATTCATGGAGAAATCCCCCATCTAATCCTTCCGCAGATCAAATAGCGGCTGTTAATGAGCTGCTCCAATCTATTGGTCAGGCTCCCGTATCTACCCTAGACACATCAAACCCGGACGTTTCGATTGCTTGGAATACACTGGTGTCAACTTCTAGAGATGTTCAAGCTGAAGGTTGGGCATTCAATAGGGAAAACCATATTCAATTAACCAGATCCGCAGCAGCAGGTACATTGAATTATATCCTGCTTGCAAGTAATGAACTACAAGTAGACTTAGTTAACGATCTAGCAAATCAACATCACAATGCTGTTATCAGAAAAGATGGAATCAATACTATTCTTTATGATAAAGAGCAGCACTCAAAGACTTGGACATATGATCCTATTGTAGATAAAGTCTTTTATTTTGATTGGGAAAATCTTCCAATTCCTATTCAATCATATATCATTACTCGTGCAGCAGCAATATGCAGTTCTCGAATTACAGGTGATATAAATCAATATAAAATGCTGAAACAAAGAGAGGACTACTGTCGAGCACAAGCTGTTGAATATGACACTAACCAAGGTGATTACTCATTCTTTGGTTTAGATACACATACGTCTGGATATAGAACATATCAACCTGTACAATCCTTGAGTAGATATTAATGGCAGCAGTATCACAAACTATTGAAAGCTATTTAGCTGGTGTATCGCGTCAACCTGACAAAGACAAATTACCTGGAATGGTAGATGACATTCTAAATGGATACCCCGATATTACATTTGGATTAACAAAAAGGCCAGGTACTGAATTTAATATTGAGGTTGGAAACTCCTCAGATTTAGATGCTGCATACTGGTTTATATTTAGATACAACGATTTTGAAGAAAGGTATGTAGGTGTTATCTATAATTCAACAGTAAAGATATTTAATATTGCTACTGGTGTAGAGGCTACAGTTAGTGGAGCAAATCAAACATACCTAAACACAACAAAGGAAAACTTTAAAGTCTTACAGCGTAGAGAGAATATGATAATTCTCAATACAGATAAGACTGTAGCTATGTCTTCAACTACAGCTCCTGGTACGTTAACAGGTGAGGTGAATACTCTTTCAGATTTACCAGCTGCTACTGATTTAACAACAGGTGATATCTATAGAATTAAAGGTATTGATGGGAAGGCCGATGACTATGTAATTAAATGGGATGGTACGACATGGGGTGAAACAGTACTACCAGGTGAATTAATTGATTTTGATACATCTACATTACCTTATATACTAACTCGAATTTCGACAAATTCTTTTAGTTTTGGTGCTTCTCCTTGGACATCACGAATCTCTGGCATTAGTGGTAATCAGGGTACAAGCAGACAACCATCATTTACAGGACAAAAAATTTCAAACCTTTTTTTCTATAAGAATAGATTAGGGTTTCTTTCAGAAGATAATGTAATCATGAGTCAACCCTTGGAGTTCTTTAACTTCTGGCGTAATAGCTCATTAACTACAACAGAGGCTGATCCAATTGACTTAACAGCTAGTAGCCTGGATGATGTGAGCTTGTTTGCTGTACAGCCTATGATTCAAGGCTTGGTGTTGTTTGGTACACGTGAGCAGTTTGTAATGACTACAGGTAACACAAGTGTATTAACACCATCGACAGCTTCTATATCTTCAATATCTCAATATGAAATCAACAACCTTGTAGAACCTGTATTACTTAAAGATAAAATTTACTTCACAGCTAAAGCTAATAGTTATTCTCGTGTCATGTCTATGCTTACACGAGGTGATAACAACAGTCCATTGGTAGAGGATGTTAGTAAGATAGTGACTACATGGTTGCCAAAAGATTTAAATAGAATTATATCAAGCAACCAAAATGATTTTATTGGTATGTTTGATAATACCAAGAATTACATTTACTTTTTTAAATCATTATCTTCTGACAGTCAGCAGCCAACAAACACTTGGTTTAAATGGGAAATGGCCGGTAAGGTTATTGCATGTTTTATGGAACAGGATGCAGTACAGATAGCAGTATCTGCAAATGGTAAGGTTAATATGTTAACTGCATACATTAATCCCAATACTGATTCACCACTTGTACAATCTAATGAAGGTGTACTAACTAATCCCTCATTAGATTATATGCATACACCAGCTAAGAGCTATAACGCAACGACTGGTCTTACCACCTTAACCTCTTCTGCATCAGATCCAATTAACAGTGAATGGAGTCCTGTTGCTATTGAGACCTATACTAATAATTCAGGTAATGGTAAGTTCTTTAGACTAACAAAAGTAACTGACACTACTTATACCATTGACGAGGATTTGACTAACTCTACAATACAGTTTGGTTTTACATTTCCATATAGTATTGATTTACCTAAAATATATTATCGAACAGGAGAATCTGCTGACTTTACAGCATCTCTTACAATTTCTAGAATGAAATTTGCTATGGGTAAAACTGGTGCAATCGGCTTTGAATTAAAACCTAGAGGTTCTCAAAACTTTATTGATGTTGGGGAAATTGAACAGTCTAACTGGTACCTTTTAGATGCAGCACCTATTGATGACGAACGTATGTTTACATTACCCATACATCAACGTAATGATAATTTTGATGTTCGATTAACATCTGACTCACCCTATCCTGTCTCGCTTTTAAGCATGACATGGGAAGGACAATATTCACCTAGATATTATCAACGATCATGACAACACCAGCACAACGTGAAGTGATTCACACTAAGACCTCAGCAATGATTAAAAAAGCTGCAGGTGATAGTAAAGATGCTTTTGATTATCTTGCTATTATTTTCTTTACTACACGAGTTATTGATGACGTCGTGGATAATGATAAGGAAATTAAGCATGAAACTTATTTTAATGCATTACAGGAACTATTCGTTAATTTGCATATGAATAAGTTCTTTAGGGAAAACTATGACATGCTTGTCTCTCAGCATATTACTATCTGGAATACTTGGCTTGCTGCCAATAAGTATGAGCAGGAAGGTTCGTTGATTGATCAGCTTCATTCTAGAACCTGGCGTCTTTATATTGATGAACTACTTCCGTTAGTTGCTTACCTAACACAAGGCTTTGACAAAATGAAAGAACTTGACCAAGACATTCGAGTGTTTACAGCTTTGTATCACAGGATGGATCCACCTAATTTTGACCTAAAGGAGATGCAAGATGTCTGGAGGAACTAATAGTAAAATAAACAGTAATAATAAGCAAATAAAAAAACAATATCAATACGATAAGAGGTTTCGTGATTATCAAAATAAGGAAAATGAATCTAGATTTGAAAAAGCTGTCTTAGACCGAGAGTTACAGCAAGCTAATTATGACCAGCAGGCTGATTATAAAGATTCAATTAAATTACAAGATTACAAGAATCAACAGAAACTACAACAAAGACAATTTGAATTAGATAATGAAGTATATGAACAAAGCCTGGAAGACTATGATAGTCAGACTGAATTAAATTCACTGTCTGGTGCGTTGGCCTTAGAGTCTGCACAAAGAGCAAAACAGGAAGCGTTAATTTCAAAGACTTTTGACCTTAAGGATCAGCAGTTTGATTTTCAAGAAGCTAAAAAG